TGGTTTTGCTACGCTTGATAACATTGACAAGCAGAATGATATCGTTACCCCAGAAGCATCTCTATCAGCCTTCTCAAAGTTCCGTGGTAACATCCGTGAAATGCACCAACCAAAAGCAATTGGCAAAATGGTAGCATTTAAAGAAGACAAGTATTTTGACCCAGAGACAAAGAAGTTCTATCAGGGTATCTATGTATCAGCATACGTTTCAAAGGGTGCTCAGGATGCATGGGAAAAAGTTATTGATGGAACATACACTGGTTTTTCAATCGGTGGCAAGATGAATAAATGGGATGACGGTTATGATGAGAAGAGCGACACTGCTATTAGGATTATCAAAGATTACGATTTGGTTGAACTATCATTGGTTGATAGTCCAGCAAACCAGTTTGCCAACATACTATCTGTTGAAAAGGTAGACGGTGTTGACACTATCACAGGCGAGGGTACAGAAACAATCCTAGAGAATGTATTCTGGGATAAAGAATCTGGATTAGTAACAATCTCAGAAGAAGAAACAGCATTAAGTCCAGTCACTGGTGCAAGTATGCAAAACATAGGTTTTGTCGAGAAGTCAGATGCTGACAAACTTGACATGATAAAGTTCTTAGTAGATAGTGCTAAAGGCATTAATACTTCTAAGACTATTAAAAAGGATGAAGACGCTCCAGTAGCAGAACCAACACATGTAGAAGAAGTTGTAGAAGAAGTTGTTCCAGGTTCAGAGGAAGAAATTGCCAAGGCAGTTTCAGAACTAGGCTCAACAGTTACAACAGCCTTTAGCGACATTACAGCAATCATTAAGTCACTAGCAGATGCAAATGCATCACTAGTTTCCGAAGTTGCTGAACTAAAGAAGTCACTCGGATATGTAGCCTCAAAAGTTACAGATGCAGAGTCAGGCTTTAACAATCTTGGAAAGCGTATCGATGCTGTTGAAGCAGACACCGCTTTCCGCAAGTCTGGTGACCTCGGTGAGGTCATTCAGGAACCAGTACTGGTGGAAAAATCAGTATGGGGCGGAAGTTTCCTCACAACATCCGATTTACTAAAATAATTCACTAGGAGGTGAAAAATAAAATGTCAGAAGAAATTATCAAAAATATGCCTTCAGGTGCGTCTCCAGTTTCTGGATACCCTAACGCTGAAGGTGCTTTCGGTACATCAGACAGCGTGTCAAGCGGCACAGGAGCGTTCTCAGAAAACGGAACTTTCCTAGGCAACAGCCCAACTGCTAACTTTGGTGTAACAACAGGTGCAAATGCTGTAAACCCATCTAGCACTGCGAACAACAACTATCCAGGTACTGGTATCCTACGCCCTGAACAGGCAAGACGATTTATCGACTATGTTTGGGACGCAACCACACTTGCAAAGGACGGACGCAGAGTTACAATGAGAGCAAACACAATGGAGTTGGAGAAGATTAACGTGGGAGACCGTGTTATTCGTGCTGCAAACCAGGGTGTTTCAACATACACTAACACAGGTGCAACTTTCTCAAAGGTTGAACTAACTACCAAGAAAATTCGTCTAGACTGGGAAGTTTCTGCGGAGACACTCGAAGATAACATCGAGGGTGCTGCTCTAGAGGACCACCTAGTTCGTCTAATGACTAATGCTTTCGGTAACGACATCGAAGACCTAGCCATTAACGGTGACGGTTCAACAGGTTCGTTCCTAAGCATTATGAATGGATTCATTAACTTGGAGAAGACTAACCCTAGCGTTAGTTCTGGTAACAACCCTGGAAGTGCACACGAAGTAATTAACACAACACTAGTTGGGTCAAATGCTGCGTTCACTGATTGGACAACTGAAAGAATGCAAGCACTTATCTTGGCTATGCCTCGCAGATACCGTGCTATCACTAACGGACTAAAGTTCTATGCTGGTACAGACACATTTGCCAACATTGTTAAGAACAATGGTACTGTTATTGCTAACATCGGTTCTACTGAAGGTTCTCGTGGAGAGTTCCTAGGTGGTGCAAACCAGACTTTCGGTGAAGCACGTCAGACTCGTGTTCTAGGTGTACCTGTTCTTGAAGTTCCTTACTACCCTGCAGGATTCGTTGACCTAACGTTCCCACAGAACCGTATTTGGGGCTTCCAGAGAGATATCACTGTAAACCGTTTCTATGTACCAAAGAAGGACACTGTAGAATATACAGTATTCGTTCGCTTTGGAATCGCATGGGAAGAACTGGATGCAGTAGCATTCGCAGACGCAACAACAGACTAATCTCTGTTTAGCGTTACACTTGAATGGGGGTAGGGATTAAGTTCTCTACCCCCTTTCTATATTTATCTGGTATAATTAAATTAAATCTAAGGAGGATTTATCATGGCTGAAGAAAAAAAGACACCTACCACAAAGCCTGTTGTTGAAGATGCGGTTGCAGAAACAGTGGCAGAAGTAATTGAGGAAAAGGTTATCGTAGCACCAGAACCAACAAGAGACGTACCTACATTGGGATTTAATGCAGATGGCGTAATTGGTTCAACAACCACAAATGCTGGAAAAGCAAAGGTAGAAAAGAAAGAAGTTGAAGAAGTATCAACAACCACTAAGGTTGCATTATTTTCAACACGCAACGTATATGCAGATGGTTTTGGAAAAATTAATGTTGGTTACAACATTGTTCCAAAAAGATATGCAGACTTCTGGACAGCACAAAGAGGCATTCGCCTATGTACTCCAGAAGAAGTAGCGGAGGCATTTGCCTAAATGGAGGTTTTGAGAGTTCCACCTTATCCAATTACAACTAAATGGGATGTACCAGCGGCTAACACTGCATACTCTGTTTATGTACAGGATTTGGTGGACCACTCATCCGAAACAACAACCCTCACATCAGATGCAAATAAACAAATTTCATATATTTTGCCAAGGTCAAAAGTTCAATACGACCGTGACTTTTTGTTTCAAGTAAAAGATTCTGCTGGAGAAATCGTTGTAGATGAAAACCTAACAATCTATAGACCATATGTTAATCCAAATACTCTAGCAACTACAGCAACTGAAATTGCGGAATATAAGAAATGGGAAATCATTGCTAGGTCTATTATGGATAACTATCTTGACAAAAGCGATTTCTACAATCATAAACTTGTTATTGTCAAAGAAGGTCAGGGTGGGGATTATTTTCCAATCTGGCACAATGTTAACAAGGTTCTAAAGGTCTATGAAAATAACGTTCTTATTTATAATGGCGAAGATGTTCCAATTACTCTTGCAACACAAACCCCAACGATATCATCTGGAACCGTAACCCTAACAACTGCTACTGCACACGGATTTGAAGTTGGAGAAGTAGTGACTATTTCTACAGTTGTTCCAACAGGATATCGTGGAACATTTGTAGTTACAGCAGTTCCAACAACCACATCTTTTAGTTTTGCAAACTCAACAACAGGAAATATATCTACTGCTGGTACGGTTCTTAGAGTATGGGAGTATGAGTACAAGACATTGCTAGACAATTCTGCTATTGCTAGGGTGGAGGCAAATGGGGTATACAATAGAAATGAATCAACTCCTCTAAGACTTCCAGCAGGTTCTGGAGACCTAGCGGTACACGCTGGACAAAGAACTGGTTATGTAGCGTTTGCAGAAGGAAGCGACTTTACTTTTGTTTTAGATGCAGGATATAAAACAATTCCAGCAGATGTTGAAAAGGCTGCAACCATTCTTGTAGAAGAACTAAAATGTGGCTCAAATGACTACTACAAAAGATTTGTAACCCAGTACAAAACAGACCAATTTGATATCAAGTTTGCCCCACAATTCTTGGAGGGAACTGGCAACATGCTTGTTGATAAGATTCTTAACAACTATAAGGGCAATGTCTTCAAGCCAGCAATACTATAATGATATGCGAAACTACAGACTTTACCTACCCTCTACTTGCTGATATTTATTATCCTATTGTAGAAACAGGTGCTTATGGAAATACAAAAAAGCAATGGGTTTTAGATAAAACAGTAGCCTGTTTCTTTAATGTTGCTGGTAGCAAGTTTAAAGAAGATGTTAATACAGAACCAAACCTAAACATAAGAACTGCAATCATTGGGAGAGTCAGAAACGACCCAGCAGTGTCTAGCACAGAAACCCTATATTCTATCACTAATATTGTTATTACTAATATTAGAAACAATGCTGGAGAAAGTATCTATAATGAATCTTCAGGACCACGTTCTGGAAACACCACTTTGTTTGAGGTAGCAACTCTAAGCCCAATCGTTGGTCCATTTGGAAAGGTAGAGTATTATAAGGTTATCCTCAGACGTTCTGAAAATCAGGCGGTAGACCTATGATAGTCAAGTTTGAATCAGATTCTTTGGTTGAAAAGTTAAATAATATTGCAAAGTATTCTATTGGATTTTTGGAAGGTGCAGAAGAAGCACAGGGTAAGTTTATGAATAATTTAGGAGAGACTGTAATAGAATCTCTTAAAAACTTTATAGACTCTAACGCTAGGGTAAACCCAGAAATACTTCATCATGTTTACGAATGGTATGAAACAGGAAGCCCAAATGCAAGACTGTTTGATTTAGACTACATAGTAAATAACGATAGCGTAATATCTTTTAGTTACGAATTTTCTCAATCAAACTCTTATTCTAAAGGGTCAACGGTGCCATTTTACAATAAGGCAACAATTATGGAGAATGGTTCTCCTATAACAATAAGACCAAAACAGGGAGGGGTGCTGTCTTTTAATGACAATGAAGAGCAGGTGTTTACAAAAAAACCAGTTGTCGTAGAAAATCCAGGAGGTTCAGCCACACAAGGGGGTTTTGAAAACACACTAAAAGATTTCTTTAACAATTATTTTACACAGTCTTTCTTGATATCCAGTGGAATAGCAGAACATTTTAAAGATATAAGAACCTATAAAAACAATTTTGCGGCAGGTTCAAAGCAAGGAAAATCACTAGGATTTAAAGTTGGCTATGACTGGGTATCTAAAGGTGGTAGAATTGAATAATGAGTAAAACATCAATCCTGAATACCCCAGTGTTATGGGTAAATGCCTACCTGCAAGAAAAATTGCAAGACCTAGGTTTTGAAACAGTTCCATTCTTTCCAACCACACCATCTACAATTAACGATGTAACAGAGTTTTTTCCTCCAGGTGGAGTTATGTGTACTTACGACAGAATGATGAGAATGCGTAAGAGTTCTTTTCCACATATCAAGTGCGAGCAGTTGCTGTATTACTTTTATGCAACAGCAGAAAACTCAACTATCAACATGATTAAAATCACTGAAAAAGTAAATAGACTTATGGATGGTGAGGATGAAACAGCCCAAGACCTAAATGAGTGGTGCATTAAACATGGACCTATTGTAGTAGAGGGAGTAAGTCTTCAGCCAAACTTTAGATTCCACAGTTTCAGGGTATTTCAGTTGCAAGAAACAAGAGATATCATCAACTTTGCTTCAGCCAGAACCTATGGCGGTAACAAGATAGTCATCTACTATGACTACACAATGGTCGAATTAGAGTAATACCTAAAACTGTGTTATACTTATATAGAGGAAACACACGCCCATTAATTCATAAATGAAAGATGGTGAAATAAATATGGCATATACAAGAGGCTCAAACGCTAACATTATTGTTGGTGCTGCTGCATTGTTTGTAACAACAAACACAGCGTCACTAACATCAGCAACACGTCCAGGTTTCGTAGATGGTGAATCATACCGTGAATCACTAGCACTACGTCACACAGATAGATTCCGTAACGTTGGTTACACCAACAACGGTCTAGAAATCTCATTCGCTCCAGAATTCGGTGAAGTTATGGTATACCAACTGCTTGACACAGCAAAAATGTTCAAGCAGGGAATGAAGGTTACACTAAAGACAACTCTTGCCGAGGCAACATTGGAGAACCTTCTCCTAGCAGTTGCAGGTAAGACATCTGACTTTGGTGTTCTAAATGTGGGTACATTCCTAGACACTGCTCAGTTGGTAAACCCAACTGCTGCTCAGACAACACCGACAGCAAACGTTGGTTCAGTTCTACTGACAACTATCCAGACAGCGACACTAAGCACTAACACCTTCCTGAACCTAACTTCAGGAGACCTTGGGGACTACCCAATCGAACGTGGTATTATTGCAGTAGGTCCAGGAACTGGAAACCTATCAGGTGTAGCAGGTGCAGGTAGTACTACAGTACTATCTGACCAGGCAGAACGTGTTTACATTGCATACCGTGCTATCTCAATCGATAGCGTAACAGTATCAGCAAAGCGTGACTCAGCAACAGCATTCGAAGTATCGTTCCGTCTGCTCCCAGACGACAACGGTGCTTACGGACAAATCGTTGACCGCTCATTCTAAAACTAAATAATAACTGAATATTGTGAGACTGCCCTAGGGATTCCTGGGGCAGTTTCTTTTGCTATAATATAAGTATGCCTACAACAATATATGATACAAAACACATCTCACTATCCGATGGAACAGAAGTAGAGGTTAGCCCATTAAAGATAAAATATCTTAAAGAATTTATGGATATCTTTGAGTTACTAAAGGACGCAAAAGGTGACGATGAATCTTTAAATATTCTTACAAGATGTATCAGGGTAGCAATGAAACAATATTATCCACAAATAAAGACAATAGAAGACGTTGAGGACAGTATAGACTTGCCAACAATATATCAGATACTAGATATTTCTGCAGGAATTAAAATAAATAAACCTACAGACTCTCAACCAGAACCACCGCAGACATTAAGCAACGCTTCTGACAATTCTTCTTGGAAAAACCTAGATTTAGCAAAGTTAGAAACAGAGGTTTTTATTTTGGGTATTTGGAAAAACTTTGATGAGTTAGAATCAAATATATCTATGCCAGAGTTAATGGCAATACTAGAGTCTAGAAGAGAACTAGACTATAATGAGAAAAAGTTTTTGGCAGCCATGCAGGGCGTAGACCTAGATGAAGCAAGCAAGAAAAACGAACCAGACCCTTGGGAGGCTATGAAGGCAAGGGTTGCATCCCAGGTATCTGGTATTGGTAGTGGAGACCCCAATGATATTCTATCTTATCAGGGTCAAAAGGCTATGCAAAACGGTTTTGGTATTGGAATGGGTCTTGACTATGAAGTTATTAGTAAATCCTAGTTCTTTATGCTATAATTGTTAAGAAACCATAAGGAGGATTCATGTCTACAACAATCAATGAAACCAAGACAATAGAACTATTGGACGGAACAAAAATTAGTGTTCGTCCACTAAAAATCTCTCTTCTTCGACCTTTTATGACAAAGTTTGAGAAGATTGCAGAAGTAGCAGATGACAACGATAAGTCAATGACTCTTCTAATGGAGTGTGTACAAATTGCTATGAAGCAGTATGCTCCAGAACAAGCAGCAGACCTAAAGGCACTGGAAGAACTTCTAGACCTTCCAACAGTATACAAGATTGTCGAAGAGGCATCTGGTATCAAACTAAGTGAAGCATCACTAATGGGTGGTCTAATCAACGCTTAAGCGGTGTGAGTTGAATGGCTGATATCGAATCCAACATAAAAGTTAATATAGATACGTCAGATGCTCTGTCGCAACTAAAACTTTTACAACAGCAGATATCAGTCTTTCAGCAAGCAATGAAGAATGCTGGGCAAGCAAATGCTCAAGCCGCTGCTCAAATGCAGCAAAATTTGATGACAAGCATCAATGCTACTGGTAAATTCAGTGCAAGCATTCAAACAATCAAGACAAGTGCAGAATCTTTTACAGAAGCACTTGAGAAAAACAAATTATCGACTAGCCAGTACTTTAAATATGCTGGTGGTGCATCAAAAACTTTTGGGAAACTTTTTAAAACTGAGTTTGACACAATTCAACAGGTGGCAGTAGATAGAGTAAAGACTATCCAGACTCAGTACATTAAACTTGGTCGTGATGCATCTGGTGCTATGAAGGCAATTGCTGTTAGACCACTTGCACTCGACATGGACAGTTTGGCAACAAAAACCCAAATAGCCGCTCAGAAACAGCAACTGTTTAACCAGTTGATGAAGCAAGGTTCTACACAACTTCTAAACTTTGGTAAAAATACTCAGTGGGCTGGTCGCCAACTTATGGTTGGTTTTACAATTCCATTAACCCTTATGGGACAAGCCGCTGCCAAGGCTTACATGCAAATTGAGGCAGCCTCTGTAAAGTTTAGACGTGTCTATGGAGACATGAACACTACCACAGAAGAAGCCAACAAAATGGTTAAATCTGTTCAGTCTCTTGCAAATGAATTTACTAAATATGGCTTGGCAGTAGCAGAAACAATGGAGATGGCTGCCAGTGCAGCCGCTATGGGTAAAACTGGTGCAGACCTGTTGGCTCAAGTTAATCAAGCATCTAAACTTGCCATTCTTGGTGGGGTAGACCAGCAACAGGCATTGGAAACAACTATTAGCCTTACAAATACCTTTGGTGTATCTACAAAAGAATTAGCAGAAAACGTAGACTTCCTTAACGCAGTAGAAAACCAAACAGTTGTAAGCATCGAGGATTTGACTATTGCTATTCCAAAGGCAGCACCAGTAGTTAAACAACTTGGTGGAGATGTAAAAGACTTAGCATTCTTCCTAACAGCAATGAAAGAAGGTGGAATTAATGCATCCGAAGGTGCTAACGCACTTAAGTCTGGTATGGCTTCCCTAATTAACCCAACAGAAAAAGCATCAAAGTTTATGAAGGGGTTTGGAATAAATGTTAAAGGCATTGTAGAGGCTAATAAGGGGGATATCAAGGGAACTGTTGTAGAATTTGCTACTGCTCTAGACACTCTAGACCCACTAAACCGTGCTCGTGCTATTGAGCAAATGTTTGGTAAGTTCCAATTCTCTCGTCTATCTACACTGTTCAAGAACGTAATCGATGAGGGTAGCCAAGCATCAACTGTAGCAGGACTAACTAGACAAACAACAGAAGAACTCGCAGTACTGTCCGAACGAGAAATGAAAAAAGTTTCAGATTCTCCAATGTTTAAATTCCAAAAATCCATCGAAGATATGCAAGCAAGACTTGCTCCAGTAGGAGAAGCATTCCTGAAGGCTGTAACTCCAATTATTGAATTTGTTAGTAAGATTCTGGATGGTTTTAATAATCTTAGTGAAGGAACTAAGAGTTTTGTTTCTATGTTAGTTCTTGCAGTTGCAGGTGTTGGTCCAATTCTTTTGATGACATTTGGTCTTATTGCTAACGGTGTGGCAAACATTATGAAACTTTTTACAAACATGAAGAGTTTTATAAACAAGACTACTAGACCATCCGATATTCTGGGAGAACAGACAGGATATATGAATACAGAGCAGTTAAAGGGTGCTGCGATTGCTGCATCTTTAGACCAGGCTCACTCCAAACTTCGTCAAACATTTACTTCAGAGGCTGCTGCATTACAGCAATTAACAGACGCATATAGAAATGCAGTACAGGCTCAACAGGCTTTTTCTGGTGTTCCTGGTGTTCCAACAGGAAACCCAAATGCTACACCTAGAAAATATGCTAATGGTGTATCTATGGTTCCAGGTCCTTCAGGTGCAGGAGACATTGTTCCAGCACTACTATCTCCAGGCGAAGCAGTTATTCCTGCAAAGTCCGCCAAAAAGTATGCCCCAGTAATTCGTGGCATGATTGCTGGAAACCTTCCAGGATTTGAAGATGGCACTCCTGGTGCAGGTATGCGTCAAAGCATGATTGGTCCAATGACTGAAAAACAGATTGAAGGTCTTGCAAGAACAGGAAAAACTCTTAAAGAGATTAGCGATGAAGTTTATGCAGGTCCTTATAGTCAAACTCCGCCAACAAATTATGGTACACAGATTTCTCCAAGTGCTGGACATTCTTTCCCTGCATTTGGTGTTGCTGGGGTATACGAAAAACCAGATGGCACAAAGGTATTCGTTAAACCACAAATAGATTTAGTTTCTGCAATGGCAGAAATTAGGGGAACAACCATTGCTCGTGACGTACATGGACTTGTAGCACCAAAGCAATCGCTTCGTGTAATGATGGACCCAACAGACCCAGAAGACAAGAGAAAGTTCTTAGTTCTTGAATCACCATTAGACGAAAGACTTGCTAATGTTCCAACAGAATTTACCAAAGACCAATACTTTAAACAACTTGTTGCGTCTCTTCTTCGTGGAGATAAAGACCTTGGTGTTGGAAACCTTGGAGGAAACGTTCTTGCCGATGTCGGTCCTGCTGGGGTATTCCAAAGAGCATCTGGTAAACGTGCTCTTGGTAGCCAAATTAATTCTATGGAAGAACAAGCCATCATTAACCTTCTTGGTGTAAAGGGTGGTGCTAAGAGATTCTTTGCTGAGGCAACATCAGATATTGCCAGAAGCATGACTCCTGCTGAATATGATGCAGCAATCAAGGCAGAGATTCAGGCAGTTGCTCCAAGACTTCAGGCTACTATTGCTGGTTTTGGTAATCTTTCTCCAGAAGAAAAGAAAGCATACATGGATATGCAGCAAAGACTTCAGGCAGGTATGGGCGTTGACTGGACTAAGTATCAGGTAATGCATTCCAAAGTACCTCCAAAGAAACTTGCTGAAGGTGGATTTGTTGGCATTGAAAACAGTCAGTCATTTGCTCAAAGTTTGATGAGCATGTCTAGTGATGAGATAAAAAAACAACTTAATATCAATGACACTCACTTGGTTACCCCAATAGACTTAACAAAGAATCCAGAAGTTCTTGGTCAAATTAGAGATGTGCTTCCAGGAGTAACTAAAGAAGAACTGCGAGGATTTGAACCAGTATCTAATCTAACAGCACAACTTCCAGCAAATATGAACCAAAAAATGAAGACTAGTGGCTATCCTTCATCAACATTTAGTTCAATTTGGAATGGCTTTGTTGGTAAATTATCTAAGAGTGCAACAATTGCTGGAATTGATTTGCCAAGTTCTCAAGTAATTGAAGACGAGTTGGGTACACAAATTGCTGCCGCTGGAGGAAATATAAATGATGTCAAAATTAGTGAAATTATTGGAGATGTTCTTGGAAAATCTTCAAAAGTTACTGACCTAAAAGAAACTAAACAAAAACTATACAGTTTAGCACTTAAGGTTGCACAACTTAGAAGCAAGCCAAAGCAACTAAGCCAAACAGGTAATGATTCAATTCATTCAATTGTTCTTAGAATGATAAAGGATGGCTCTGCACGATTTAACGACAATGGAACAAGTATTACTAGAACTATTGGAGAAGGAAACGTTACAAGGTTCGGAACTTGGGAGTTTGAGGGGATAGGAACTGGCAAAGAAGATGGAACAATAGAGGACAAAGAAATACGAAGAAGAGCACAGCAAGCGGCTTATGGTCCAACTGGCTGGGCAACAGTAGGAAACTGGAACGCTCCAATGCCAACAGTAAATCGAAAACTTGTTAAGCCTCAAGACTGGAGTACAGTAACTAATCCTGCAAATTGGAATAAGATGACTGCAGAACAGAAGACTCAGTATCTTTCTGCAATACCAGGAACCAATCCAACAACTCTTGGATTTAGAAAACAAGACTATGAACAGGGCTTTGGAAATAACAAGGGTCCTGCATCAGGATGGTCTTATGACTCTAGTAAACTAAAGGCTGGAATCAAGTGGAGAAATTCAAACCAAGCCATGCAGATGGGGTATAACGAAATGGCTGCAAATGGAATTATTCCACCAGCAGGACAAAAGTTCTTCAGTGCACTTGCCGCAGGTAAACAAGTTTTGAAGATGGCTAAGGGCGGAATGGTTCCAGGCTATGCAGAAGGTACACAAAGTGCTGGTGGAACAGGAAAGCCTAAAGCATCAGTATTTGACGTAGACGATACACTACTTGACCTAGCATCATTTATGCCAGCACATCAAGAAAGAAATAAAAAACTACCTAAAGAGCAAAGACTTAACTGGTGGGAAGAAGTAGCCAAAGACCCTAAAGGTATTCCTGCCGCCATTCAAAGACTAAAAGATGCTCAGATGCGTGGTAACAAGATTCTTCTTATGACTGCAAGACCAAAGACTTATGATGCTGTTACATTGGATACCCTGCAAAAACTGGGTATTGATACTAAGGGTGTCAAACTAATCTCTAGAGAAAATAAAGATTATCGTAAACCAGAACAGATGAAGTATGACAAAACTTCTAAGTATATGCAGTGGTATGACATTGAAGAGTTCTATGATGACATGGCTAAGACTCGTGGTGCTGTAAGTCTTCTAGGCATCAATGCTATTAATCCTCTTAAACTTGCTAAGGGTGGAATGGTTCCTGGATATGCTGGAGGAACTCCAGGAGCAGTTCCAGCACCACAAGAAGCATTACTTTCTAAACTTGGACAGTATCGTTCTCAAGTAATTGGTTCAGATACTTATTCAAATGCCGCTGGTACAGTAACATACAAGGATAAGTCATTGACAAAATATGAGTCAGTTCTTAAACTTCATAAAGATGGACAATACACTGAAGCATATAAGACAGCAATGGACCTATTTGAGTATCTTGCTGAATTAGATGAAAAGCGTGTAGTTCATCCAGGACTAAAAAAGACTGGTCTAAAGATGGACCAAGTTTATCCAGACTTATACGCATATGAAGATGCTATTGCTGCTTTTAAGAAGGGTGGAGGAATAGAAAAGGTTATTCAGTGGGAAGAAGCAGAGCCTATTCAACTTGCTAATGGTGTATTCTCAGTTCCAGGACCAAAGGGTGCTGGAGATGTAGTTCCTGCTATGCTATCTCCAGGTGAGGCTGTTATTCCTGCAAAGCAAGCAGCGAAGAACCGCCCAATGATTCAGCAGATGATTGCTGGTAATTTGCCAGGATATAACATGGGTGGTATTGTTCCAGGCTATAACGAGGGTATTGGAAGTGTTCCTTTTGGAGCACCAGTAAAGGTTATTATTGTTGGAGATGAAACAGCACCTGGTCTACCGCTGCTTCAAACACAGGCTGCCGAGGCACAAATTGAAAGTGCAGAAATATCGGAACAAACAGATAAAGAACAGCGTGAAGAAATAAAAAGACAGCAAGAAGCAGCAAAGGCAGAAGCCAGAAGACAACAAGGGCAACAGGCTAGGGTAAAGGCTGGCTATGACGAAATGTCCCAAAAGGACCAAGAAAAATTTGACAGAAACCTTCAAAGACAATACGATAAAGAAGACAAAAAACCTTCTAGACTTGGAAAATTGTTTCAAAGAAATCAAATGACTGGTAGAGCACAGATGGGTCTTTATGGTGTGACTGGTGCTTTGGGTGCTGCTTCTACTATGGGTGGTGGCATTGGTCAGGCTGCTCAAGCAGCAATGGTTCCTCTTGGTGCCGCTGCCACAGCAATGTCCATGATTCCAGGTCCTGCTGGTTTAGTCGTTGCCGCTCTTGCTGCAATTGCTGCTGCAGG